ACTTTGCCGTCTCGAAAACATCGCAACAAGTTCACCATGTTCTTGAATTCATTCACGCCATACAGAACTCGAATACGGTACTCCACTCTAGCGACCCGACCAATCCACCGACGAGCCACGTTATGGGCCATCACAATTCGTTTTTCCGATCCAGAATCCGACATCCGATATCTCGCCACAGTCCCACAACAATGTTGGGATAGACAAGTTAGTGACTTATAGGACGGACATACAACCAGACCAGGGAAAGCCCAACAAATGAACGACACCTTCACAATATGGTGAGGGGGATGGGGGCCTCCGATGTCAGCACAAACACATCCGGGAGATAATCGTCGAACCTGGTCACAACAGACATTGCACCATTCGGTCATTGTAAGCCGGACGCTGCACTTCCCGAAGGATGTTTAGATTGGACGCTATGTAGTCAAAGATGGCAACATACTTAGCGAGGAAAGCCACCGAACGCATTCTATTCAAGGATCGTAGGAAACGGTGCCGAACTAATCCTTGCGACACCCTCAACTGTTTAGCGACTTCTGATTGGCATGTGGTCCTCCACATCAAAACCATAATCCGAACGTCAATGGGGTCAGACAGAAACCCCTCCATATCCTTAACCAAGGAATCTTCTTCGACATGTGGAACGGACAATAGGAATCGAATCCGATCAGCGGCACGAGCAAGACGATAGCAAACAGTCGGCTGAGACACCCCGAAAATGACAGCTATGTCCGTCTGCTTCAATTTCTTGAAGTAGTACAGATCCACGAAATCCGCTTCCCGTAATGGAAGGTTATCCACCACAGCCCGGACACGATCAATCTGGGCCATGTCATCCTCGTCAGGTTCATTGAAGATCGAATCCATATACGCTAGACCATCTTCTTCCGAAAAACGAAGTTCCAAAGACTGGGGGTTTGACCATAATAATGACATCCAACACCTCCCAACTATCTTAGTTCATACCGATACCACATTCTTCATTGTGCTGCCGTCAAATTCATCCATGCCCCAACATATCTTCGTCGATCACCGCATCAATTTCTGGCAATCCCCCCATGGATGTATCTTCATTTGGGTTACCAAGCACTTCAAGAAACACCGCTGGAATTGTTACTATTAGGTCAAGAGAACGCAACCTAATTCTAACAGTCGCCATATCTCCGCCAACGATAATCACGGAACCCTCAAGGTTTCGGCACACTCCGTCAGTGATCCTAACCCACGCCCCACTTTGGATATCCATAGACACTAGTTCACGTAGCTTCCTGCGTAAATCTTCAACCTTAGAATTCGGAACAACACTCAGGGATCGAACACGCCCGGTGGTAGATATGATTTGGGACACATATCCCTTACGTTCTAGGGCGAAATAAGCTATGTCTTGCAGCCCTGACCCAACGAAAACGTAACCTTCCATCAAATGGATGTTGATGGTGCGGTTTCCTTTGGGATAGGAAATGACTGGAATAAAGATGGGAAAGTTATCTTGGACGTCAAGGTCACGTCGTAGGGAATCCTCTAACGTGCCATCATCTACCTTAGATTCACCAATGGAGTTTAGCTCAATCACCACCCATGTTTGGTCGTCCCGCTGGTCCACTTTGCATCCCTTCATAATGAGCTATTTGAATAGCCAGCAAGAATCCAAACATTGCCGGATCAATCTCTGGTTTGCAACCCTTTGCGCCCGCCAGATGTTCCAAAGGTGCAGGTTGGTAACCACCAATCGCCTTTGGATTCGTCCGAACTTCTGCTCTCTTAATTATGCCACTTGATGAGAGTGGCGCATTCATCTTACCAAAGATCGGGGCGGAATGATTCCCATTATTATCTGAAACTGAGGCAGAACTTTGTACCATGACGATTTGAGCGTTGCCAATAGCAGATCCACCATAATGCAAAGCCCCCAGATCACATAACAGCATAGACTCATTCGGACGGCCCACACGAGACGAAAACTTTGATGCAAAACCAATCAAGTTATGTTGCTGAGCAGCATACAACCTCTCAAGGCGTCCTGACTCGATATACAAGGGGGCTTTCAACGCCCCGATCCCCACTTGATAGGATAACATCGCCACAGAAGCCAACTTTTCATAGCATGTCGCAGGAGACGCCCGCAACATCGCTTGCTTAGCAAAACCCAAAACCTTGCCTAAATCCTTACCAAGATTCTCCAATACATCAATGAACATCAAATTCATGTCTAGCTTGAGGTACTTAGCGACGTTCTCCCGATTCAGCTTCCCTAACATAGACACGCCTTCCACCGACTTCAAAGCATCACGGATATGGCATTCGGTCATTTCCGCGATGACATGAAGCATGTCCACGTCGTATTCAAAGCCCTCCTGATCACACACATAGGCCAACCGTTTAGCAATATCCGCGGGCATTACGGGTTGGATAACAAACGTAGGGGCGCATCTGGAGAAGATCGTGGCTTTCATCTTTTCCGGTTCAGTGGTGCAAAATATGCATACCAGACGCTTTTCTTGAGTTCCCGGGATGTTCTCCTCCAAAGGCTTCAACAAGGCATCTAAAGCATCTTTAGACAATTGATGCGCTTCATCGAACAGGTAGATGCGACGACGACCGGCAAAAGTCGAGTACTGAATCTCCTCTGTAATCTTCTGGACGTCTGCCTTGCCCGAGTTTGTGGCTGCATCCACTTCAACGAAATCCATGGAGTTGCCTGTTTCCAAGATGGAAACACATGACTGGCACTCGTCGCAAGGGTCTCCATTATCCTTCGGGGATTCACACATCAAAGCTCTAGCCATGATGCGCCCTAATGTCGTGTTGTGATTCATGAACCCGTTTGCAGCAAACATCTCCCCGTCAGGGACAGTCAAATCAAAAACATCGGCTTGTCCTGATGTTACCGAAACCACAGGGTCATAAAAGTATCCCATGGGCATCAGGTTGAAGAAATGACTTTCGGCATCAAATGCTGAATAACTGGTTACAATTTTAGCGATTTGCCGAGTTGTGCATTGGGATCGGCTTTTTGGATGGCGACACTGGGACAGTCGATCCGTGTGCAATGTTCGAGACTCGCTAGGTAAGTTGGCAAAGTTGCGAATATGTCTTTGCTGATAGGGCTCAACTTCCATGGTGTTTGTCAAAGTCCGCCGTTGACCTCGTTGCCGATGCCAGGAATCCAAAAGTTGCTGTGCGGCTTGTGTCTTCCTGGGAGACACAAATCCAATCTCGTTAATGTATGTTGACCACCATGGGGCAAGGATAGCCAGTCTCCAGTAGTTACCATAAGTCTTGTGTGGCTTTGCTGAAAGTCGTGACACTACACCGAATTGCAAGAATAGGATTTGAATCTGGCGTGCCAAACGCTCAGATTTCGTTGTGACTTCAATGTTGTTGTCCGATACGTAACCATCCGCTTCCATGTACCCGCGAAGAAACTGGGCCACTACATCTTTAGGGGACGCCATGATTGCCCATGGAACTTCCTTTTCCCCAGCTCTGTCATACCCAAGCCCAGCAAACGCAGCAAAGGCTCTTGCTTGTGTCCGGCTTGAACGAATGGGACACAGACCTGACGATGGCCTATTATCCGGCGTGGAATGAGCATTCCCTAAAAGAGATCTCAGCAAACCCAATTGATCTGCTTGAACATCAGATTCGGCACATGCCAATACAAGGGAAGTTTTCGATGTACAACTGCCATCTCCAACCAGGTACCCAAACAAACGCCCCCACTCCGGGGTAAGAACGCTAGGAAATTGAACATCAATACTCTGGAAGGTTCCCTTTTTTGGGGAAGCTACATACCGAAAACCTGACAGATCCGCACCTGGCCCGAAAGACCCGTATGGGACAATACATGCTTGATCCCCGTGGCGAATTTCACCTAGATGCGCCCATCCTATCGTCCCATCCGGTCGCATGACACGCACCCGATGGTTGTGCGTTCCTTCAATAGAATAGCCGTAGCGAGTCTCAATCCGTACCGTGGGTTGAAGCCCTCCTCGGTAGGAAAACGCAGCCTTACCAAACCGGTTGCCCTCTTGAACGACCCCTACTGAAACAGGATCGATTTGATTTGCCCCCATCAATGTCGCGATAGGCACCAGACCACGATCTGTGCTAACTAAAGTGTCTCCAACCACACATTTTCCAGATCCGTACTGGCCCGCAAACAAATACGATTGATGAAGAGCCCGACCGGTAGCAACATACCGGCGCAGAACAGTGATAATGCCTTCTTGCCCAAGGACATCATCGAAGTTCTTAGGTCGATATTTGGTGTCGAGTGAAATATCAAACCCCCGTCACCACATATAACTACACAACCAAAGGACACCATTGCTGGCACCCAATGACATACACCGATCAGATACCACACATGATCCGCAGGCTTACTTACCGAAGATCTCCTCGATCAACGACTGCGACGGGGGGGCACCAGAAGTCCGCCACAACCCATGACGTTCAAGTTCTTCCTTATAGAAATACACGTCGGGAGGAACGATCTTGTAGGTCTGGTTGCCTGTTTGCTTGTTTTCATCTGCGGAACAAGCACACAAGTGATGATCCAGAAGGGCAACCCGCTGAGCGTCTGTCATCTTCTGCCATTCATCCGCAGCCAGGGTGATGATAAACTTCCACTTCACTTCCCCAAGCACACCAAACAACTCCGATGCTTTAGAAGTTTTACCTGCAATGACCACGTCGCCCGCGACTTGTGCTTTTTCCTTGAAAAGCACAGCAATCTCATCATCACACAATGCCAAATGCGGATGGTAATTCGCAATCAAGTCCTTCATCGTGGCCATGACCGCATCATCCGCCTTCCAAAACTTATCCGCCATTTTCCGTGTCTCCTTTATTTGACGAAAGCAGCCACAAGGGCCTTGGCTCCGCCTTTGTCCCAAATCTCACCAGGATCCTTGCCACCACTGTAGGGCACGTCCCGGCACTTCAATCCCGCCCAACGCAGGGCATCCAATGCCCCGTATCGCCTTCTACCCGTTTCACGGTCTGTCCACCCCACCGTAGCCTTACGCCCAGTTTCATCCTGGTCATAAACCATATGGACCCACCCATGGCAAAATCGACGTAGGAACTCAACGTGCAGATCCGACAGCTTAGCCCGCACCGTTGCCAACACCGCATCCTTAGATGGAACTGCCCATTCCAAAGCAGTTTTGTCAAATAGCCCTTCGCAGATCCAAACGTCGCCCCCAGCCCAAATCTTTGGCATAGCCGATCGAGTGCCCAAGAAAAATGGAGTCCACTTGGTTTCGGCAAACCGATAATCCTGAATGTTCTTCTTGTGAATGCTCCGGGCTTCAAACCCGATCAACAACCCCCGGGGGGATCGAACGGGGCACACCAGGTAGCCTTTCAAGTTATCCCCACGCGGCCCATAAATCTTGACGAAAGCGGGATCTGGAATGTCCTGATCCGTCGGCATCCAGGTTTTAATGCCTTCAGATCTAATCGTACCCTCCTTGACCCCTCGCCCCAGCATGTACCCTTCGACCTCATCGGTCAAAGTCATGCCTTTCAGGGCGTCATCTAACCACATCTGATCCCGTTTGATCCGCATCTGGAGACCAACACATAGCAAACCCACGAGCCGCATTATGGACCACCATGGCAGTGGACAACGGCGATAGGTGCACCAGCATGCCCAAAAACGACCTGTCTGAAGGAACCACAACGGCACAATTCGAAGGAACCCATTCGGCAAGTCTCAGGTTCTCCCCGATTTCCCGATCTTTAATCCAATCAGGAAATTGCCCTCCCGGGAGTCTAGACCCTGAAGACACTAAGACATCCGAAGATCCGACACTATAGGATGACACGTATCCCAAAGCCGCGTCCAAACCATCTTTCGTAAAAGGTTGGGCGCTACCCCATTTCATCTCCATGGACTTAGAAAAGATCGCTTTTGCCGCTTCACGAAAGATATCCCCCGGCAGGACCCCATTACGAACCGCAGCTTTGATGAAAGGCGTGTTCCCCGGAAAGGGGTCATTTATCCACAAGACACCCCTTGATGCAGATACCAAGTAAGGTGCAGTTTGTGGGTCCACATAAAATTCAAGGATCAGCGGCGTCATGCCCTTTTTGACTTGGGTGACATCCACCTTAGATCGGGCGATTTGCAGTAGATTGCTCACGTGTCTCCAATCGATTCCAACATGACTTCTGCTTCCGCCATCTGAATCTCTTCATTAAAATCTACCCCATCCAGAACCCACATCAAGGCAGCCACATCAGGGTAACGAGCCGCAATCAAACCTCGATCCGATACCATCAAAGCACGAAATTCCGCCTTGATGTCATCTCCAGTACGGACGGATGCCCAACACTTACATGATCGTGCTTGTGCCAAACACCCAGCTACACGGACGTCACACACCCGCCCCCGTGGGGAATCGACACCATCCAACACCGACCCGTCAAACCGGCAAATTCCCACCCGCTCCACAGATCCACCGATGGGCATAAAATGATTATGAAAACAGCTCTCAGGCGTAACTTTGAAGTTACTTTGCAACTCCCTTTGCAAATGACGGAACATCGCTTGCTTCAGCTTTTGACGAATTTGCCCAGATGCCCGCAATGATCCGTTATTGCCCATCATCCCCTCAATTTGTCAAACCTAGCATGACCATTCGACTTAGATATCCGATAGGCATGATCAGCAGCTTCAACCATCGCGGGGTTATGGGACACCAAAAGGATGTCCATACCCAACCGCTTGCACAAGGTAGACAAGAAATGACCCATGTTAGCAACATAGTTGGCGTCAAAAGCCGGCAAGGACTCATCCAACAGCAGCACCGGACGCAGCCCCCATCGCATCATGATGATCAAACGTAATAGTACCGATTGGACCGTGGATACAGACCCCCCAAAGGAGTCTGACGACAACCCTTCTACTTCAGAACCACCTGGATGCTTCTGAACGGTAACGAGATCCACCGACACCTTGCCCCGTTGAATTTCAATGGGTGCTTTGACCCATAAGTCTTGATCGTCAAAAACAGCTTGCAAACCCTCCGTTTGCAGTTGCTCAACAGCTTGGACACCCAAAGTGACTTCTTGATCAATCAGCTGACGAATGAAGGCTTCAACCGCCACTAAAGTCGCCACTTCAGAATCCAACCGCTTAACATCCGCATCAACCCTAGCTAAGTCAGACACCGCGGCATCCCGCAACGCTTTCACACGCTCCAAAGAAGACCGCAAGTTGGATGCCGAAGGAACATCCATCCTTTACCACACCAAACCAGCGAGGATGAATACGTACTTGTCAAAGGTGCCGTCTTTCTCGTCCTCAAAGGCCTTCTTCGTCACGCGGATGTATCGTTTCTTCTTAACTGTGTCCACATTGACACCCAGTTCAATCATTTCTTGGTCCGCAAAAGCATCCAACAATGCCATGACGTGAGGCTGGTCAACAGGGAAACCATTCGCGGGGATATCTGGAATGTTATCGCTAAGCCTACTCTCATCGCATTCAACATACACAGACGAAAACGCCCTTGTATTGGTTTCGGTTTGCATAGAAACCTGGATTCGATCGTTTTCCCATGCGTGCAAGAACAACTTAGGATCCGCCTTGGACGCCCCAAAATATCCATGTTGGACAGCCCGTCGCAATTCGGCAGTCTTCACCCGCCACACCCGCTGATCCGCTTCATCCACATAATTCAAATTGGGGAAGTCCACTTGGTAACGGGTCTCTCCGTACACCGCCCCATCCGACACCCTTCTCATAAACACGATTCTCTTGGCATCGAGGATCTCAACAAGACCATCAACACCATCCAAGAAACTGGACACAGACGCAGCATCCTTGACATGAACCCGCATGGAAACATTAGCCAGGTCCTTCAATGTAAAGAACACCACCACCGACATCTTGTCGGTCGCCATCAGCATCCCATTCTTGATATCCATAACAACTACATCGGGTTTATTCGAGTCATCAGTGGACGCGAACGCTTTGGCTGCCTTCAATGCCGCAGACAGTCTCTTCGCGGAAATCTTACCTGTCATGTTGGCACTTGCAACAGTCTTGTCCATAAAAGAAAAGTGATTCGCATCCAAAGATCGAAACCTTTGGACATACTTACCACCCTTGATTTGAATTTCGGCGTTGTCTAATGTTTCCACATCCAAAGCCACATCACCCACCAAACCCATCCACCCCTTCAAACGCCATCCTTCAATCGTAAAGGGATGGCCTTCTTCAATCACCTTAGCCTTAGGGACCGTACAATGAGAGTAGGTCCGATTAGACGCCGTGAGAATCTGAACCTGGTCAGTTGTGCCCGGCAAAATACGGAACACAAAGTGGGATGAGATATCGGAATCCCCGGCGCCCAAAGCCCCAGAAACCGTGTTGATGGCAAAATCAAGATCCGACTTAGCAACATGAAACTTCATTTGGCACCTTCAATAAAGAGTTTGACGTGATCTTCCGCCACGGAAATGCGGTCGGAAAGGTCTCTAACAGAGACCTCAAAACGCCGGGTCAATTCCGCAACCGTAGAATCAAGATTTTCAGGGGAAACTCCTCTTTTACGGCATTCTTCTTCAACGGCAGCTAAATCAGCACGTGCCGATTCCAACCGCCCCATAAGCCGATCCTTTGTAGCCTTCAGAACATCCCGACGTTTCACCAATGCATCTAACTGTGCCCGATCGGCAACCATTCTCACACCTCCAACTTGTTCTACCCGATCAGGATGCACTCAATCCATCGTGAAGGTAGATCCCCCATCCTTTTTCATGATGGACAAATCCAAGGTTGTGTCCTTAGGAACCCGACGATTGGCTTCCTTTTGTGCTTTCCGTTCAGGGCATATGGATTCATAGTCACAAAACTTACAGTTTTGTGGGGTTGCCTTGGGATCAAATGCCTTGCGATCCATGCCCTTCAGTGTATCGACGGCACGAACAGCCAAGCCCTTCAAGTCATCCTTGGTAAACTTCACCCAATCGATCCCTTCCTCAACACCATCCGCTTCCATCACATTTTCGGAAACGATTGGCATGCCATAGGGATAGCGATAGTAGACAAAACCTAAACGGTCCGGCATCTGCTTGTAAATCAAGTAAAACAGCAAGGCATACCACCGGAGTTGATCCGGGTCTGTGTAAGTCAAAGTGTACTTGCCTGTCTTAGGGTCTTTGTATCGCTTTGAATTCTTGCCATCCAAAATCGTAACGCCCGTGTCTTCCCGACGAATGATTACATCCGCCCGGCCACCTACTGGTGTGTACTTGTTGACATATGCCAGTAATTCCACTTCCGCTTTAGCATATGGACCAAGGAGTCGATGGTGCTTGAGTGTCCGCATGTATCCCATGACCGCATCGCGAATCAGCTTTTCCAAGCCTTCACGACCATCCATACGATCCCCAACTTCCCGCCAATCCACATACTTCTTGGATATCTCAACCCTGAAGGCTTCATCAGCCAACTCCAGCAAACGCTTCTTTAGCGTCTCCGGGTCCAAAACACGCCACAATTCAGAATTGTAGAAGACTTCTATCGCATATTGAATGCTCGTCCCAAGGATCGCATGATGTTCGGACTTCCGAACTGGCAGAGGCTTACGCTTGCCTAAACCATAACCAAGATCAACGGTTGACCACCCCTTTGACCATAGGAATTTCTGTGGGCACGTCTCGTACAGACTCAAACTAGACCAATGCAAAGTGTAAGGTCTGCGATTCGACGCCATGTACGAAAGCTCCAACAATGAAGGGAGCACCGGCAAACTACCGGTGCTCCCTTCATTGTACCCGGCAATGGATTACAACGTCGATGTCCACACCTTCGAAGCGTGAAAACGAACGACCTTGCGCTCAGGAACGCTAACCGCTTCACCCGTGTGGGGATTGCGAGCATTACGGGCTTTAGCCGTCTTCGCCTTGAACGTACCAAACCTGTACAACGTCACATCCTCGCCCGCCGACAATTCCCGCTTGACCAACTCCACCGCTTCCTTGATGGTCGCAGTTTCTTCCTTAGAAAGAGCCATATGATATACTCCTGAAATCCCGTCAACCGACGGATGGTTTTGCCTACGTCAGGCAAAACCATCATACCCGATTGATAGAAAATAATGCCTATCCTGCAACGCCATAATATCACCCACAAGGATCTGGAACAACAAAACCCAAACCCTCAAGGCCGTCGGCCCTTCACGAATGGCCTGATGAACATGCATAATGATGTATCTATGACCATAACCACTCTATAATAATTTCACTGCCCTTAGGCAGATTTCATCGTTCGGTTGGCATCCGCATCAAATACTCTGGTGGGACGTACTCAACCAGCCACACTCCATCATCTGACTGATAGAACGTATGTCCCATGTCGTTCATCAACCCAGCGTTGATTCGGAACACGATCGGAACGCCCTTTCGCATACCGGCAGATATTGCAGCTTCAATATCATCAGTCATGTGAACATACAGGCGAGTCATCTTCTTCAGACCTTTTTGTTGGATCGCCCTAATAACGCTTGAACACGTACCGTGATACAACACATTTGGCGGCACTTTGGGTTTTAGCTTCGAGCCCACAAAAACTGGTTGACTTGGCTTGTTATTCATGGCCAAAGATCCCGACCCAACCAACCTTAGCTTATTCATCCCTAGGCGGACCGAACATCGAACTACTCATCCCCCAGCTTCCACACGGTGCCTTCCACAGCGAATTCGACGATGCCCTCGTATCCGATCTCCACAGTATAGGCCTGGGCATCAGCCAACATAGAGTTTGGCTACTAATCACAATCGTCTATGGCGAATGATTTCATGATCATACCGGCAATTGGCTGTCCGCCAAATAGTCCACTTCATTCGGCGGAGGTGGCAAAATCGGAAGGGTCACCGGACCTTTAGTGAACATCCAAACAGGTTCCGAAAATCGATCCATCGGAATCCCGCCCATGCCATCCATCGAGGATGAAGGCCGACGAGTCAACACCATGGGCACAACACCCGCGAAATTCATCCCGTAAGTCGCCAATTCAACAATCATAGATTCACACACTTCGTTGCGAACCTTGTTGATAATCGGATCTACAATGTTCATCGCCAAAACCCCGCCATCACGCAACACCCCCGTGGTCGCCCGCAACATCGGGTAGAAGAAAGAACCCCTCCACCTGGAGAGCTCATCGTACCGTGACCACGATTGGTTAGCGACCCCGTCCGTCCCTGCGGCGTACCGCTCCACACCGAAATAAGGGGGCGACGTGAACACCAAATCGAACCCACCTGGGGCGACAAGGCCTCGAAGCACGTCCCAATCAATATCTTCAGCAGGGCCATTAACGATAACCACGTCCTTTCGCCCTTTGGACCGAAACGCAGGATACCCGGAAACCATGAAGTGCTCTACCGTAGCCGGAACTTCGGAATCCAAGCGGCCACAAAAATCACAACTTTCATAGGCTCCACATTGCTGAATATAGTCCTTGTACGTCGCAACGTTGGGGTCACAACCGACGTACACTTCCGTCGTGGATGTGGCGAAGAATCCCGCCAATCGATCGCCCCAACCACATGATGGGTCTACCACCCGTTTGGCCCCCAACCACCCATACATGGCCTTAGCCGCGGAAGGTCGGAACTGAGCGGCCACGTAAATGCCAGTGGTGGACAACAAGAAACCCCTCTTCCAATTGGCTAGATTCTTCGGGCCTTCTTTGTGCATCGACCAGAATGCCCACCGCAACGTGTAAATGTTGTCCTCGGTAGACCATGCTTCACGGGGTGATGGATCTTTCCACCCGCCGCATTGCATGCGGTTGTTCCATTGGAAGTGATTAGAAGCGGCGTTATAGGTCGAAACCCCGGGAATAACCGCCAAAGTGTTGGCCAAGGTCCATGATGCGTAGCCCACCCGCGATTGATAGGGCCGACCATCCATCACGGGGGTAAAAATCAACTGGGTGTATGGCACTTCCAACAAAGACCGAAAACAACTGACAGCCTTGGACAATTTTGGAGGGTTCAACGGAAAAGGCACCTTATACTTGATCAACTGCTGGGCCATCACCCGCTTGATCTCAAATTGACGATACTTCCTATTGATCAAATCCCACACCATCGGCGGGATGTATGCGAACCCCTTCCCAGCGATGGTGTAGTAGTCGAAAACCTCATTAAGAGTCCATTCTTCAACCATTCTGGCTTCGCGACCTTCCGTGACATAGCCACCAAGCGGAAACAAATCAAATGGGTCGACCCCATCAGTAACAACGACGGATGCGGACACGTCATCTTCTTCCGCAGCATCTTCGAGAATCTGATCAATTTCATCGCTAAGATAAATAGTCATCGTGCCCCCGCCCGTTCAAGGTAATGGATTGTACGTTCTCTGATATTCTCGGAGATTGACGTAACCGATCGCACGGTATCAAGCACGGACCCGCTTTCTCGCATGGTCAACTGACTCTTTAGCCGATCCACCACCGCTTCCATCGTCACGGCACGAGTGTTCCTACGTTCCCGTGCATCAAGGTTGAACACATCTTCAGGTTTGGCCACCTTCAGGGCGACCGTCTCGAAGGTCGCTACGTCCTTGCTGAAACGCATAACCACGCAGGATGGGGTTCGAGCAAGGTCATCTTGGGAAATGGATCCGCGGGACAAACTACCCACATTGACCACATGCTTGCCACGAGCAATCTCGGTAACCCCCTGATTCTTATGCCAATGTCCAAAACAGTATACAGTAGGGCCTAAATTCGCTAGTTGGTTGTACCCAATGACGTCTTCGGCATCAAACAGCGTTCCACCTTTGGGGGCAGCCAGACAATGCGCAATGACCACCAGGTGATCTTCATCCCCCTTGACGATGGACGTAAAACGGTTCATGTCGTAAGACGTTCCGTGATAGGGGATGCCAACAACACGAACCTTGACCTCATCCCGGGTAAACACAGCCTCATGCTGGTCATAACACCGTCGGAACACCCCTGATTCAAACAAGACGGCCAAGGGACTTTCGGACAGGTATTCCATCGAACCATATTTCACATCGTGGTTCCCAACGTTAGCATAGACAGGACATGGATAGGCGGCGTGAACTTCCGTGACGCGACGGACCATCTCGTGGGAGTTACGCCCGGGCGACTTGACATGGAAGAAATCGCCACCGTCAAGCACAGCATCCGCCCCAACATCCCGGGCAATGTTTCCAACCTGATTCAGCTTGCCCAAGATTGTGGATGCCCAATCGTCCGTTCTGGACTGTGGAGGCATGTCGGCCATGTGGACATCCGAACGCCAAACCAACGTAATCACGACAGATGCCCCCCTATGTGAATGGTCCCACACGTTGGGCACTCGCCAAGATCCCCCAAAACAACTTCGATTTCCTGCATGACAGCATTGAACGTATCATTAGCCTGCAAGGCTTGTTCTTCAAAAGATGCTGCCGCCGTTTGAACATCAACCAACTTATCCCGAAGACCAGAAGCCGCTTGGAGAACATCCCACAGTTTCAATGTTTCGGTACAATCCACGTCGTCTAAATCATGGATATTCATCAACTTGTTCACAGCATCTTTAGCTGTGTTCATTCTTCCTTGAATATGAGTCAAAGCTTCCAAATCATTTAGGGTGTCCACGGCATCATTCGTGTCCGGGATCTCCATTTCTTGTACACCCGTAAGGCCTTCCACCACGGTTTTGATAAGTGCTGCTCGGTCTCGAACGTCAATCATATCATCAAGGGTATGCAACGTCGCACAAGCATCCTTAGAATCTGGGATTTCTACCTCCTCTACCACCGCTAACTTGTCCACCACGGATTGGGCTTCTTTCAAGCGGCCCTTCAACGCCATGGCTACTTGAATTGCACTTCCGATCTTAACCGTCTTTGCGTGCGCGACTTCCAAAGCCTGAACTTCCGCATCTAATTCATCCAACCCATCATACTTCCTGACCACACTTTGCAATGTCACCTGATCAACCAAACGAACCTTCAGTTCCGCAGCGGCGGAACGTTTGTCCGACTCAGCAAGTCGCAAAGCTTCATTCAACTGGGATACATGATTGACATCAGACACCGCTTCAGCCAACACCGATCCTGGTTGATCAAGCAAAAAGATTTGTCCTGTGAACTGCGGGGCAAACTGCGGCCACACTTCCCGACCGCTAATGATAATGGGCTTGATGCCTAAGGCCCGAACTTCATCGGGCACGCCTTGGC